TAATGGCAAATAATGTACATTGGCATATCTCTGAGCCTGAAGTAGAGAACATAGGTAAACTAGTTAAAAGTAACCTAAGAGAGATAACCTCAAGATACGATGGAACGCCTGTAGAACCTTATATGGTGAAAGAATTCGTAGAACTACATGAACAGGATTTTATGCCTGACGATTATACTGACGATAAATCATACCAGTGGTATTGTGATAACGTTGGAGCAAAATGGTGTCATATAGAGGACGCAGATGATGGCTCTATGACAGGTTACAGTGCCTGGAGTGCTCCAATTCCTATGCTAGAGTATTTAGCTGTGGCAATTAGTGAGGACTGTGGTCATAGCGTATGTCTCAGAATGACATATGAAGATGAGTTCAGAAACTTTGTAGGAATTGCAGTAGCAAATACAGCACTTGATGATGATATGTGGGGAATTGATGACCTAGACGTTGAAGAAGTCGATGGAGAGGACATAAACGAACGCTTTAGTGAGATGTATGAAGACCTAGACATTGAAGCAGAAGACTTTGATTGGTATGGAGAGTACGAAGTCGATGGTGAAACCATATATCCTAACGAAGTATGTGACGATATAGTATACAACTTCTTTGATAATGGAGCGTGGTAATATGACGCAGCACAATGATATAGTAGAACAACAAAGACTTCTATTAAAAGCAGAGGAGTGGGCTAAACAAGTTAAAGGTCTACACGCTCATAGTCTTGGTTCAATGTGGTATGACGATACTGATAATACAGAAAGCGTATTAGATGTCGAGTACTGGAGTGGGCTAGTGATAAGAGAGTACCGAGATGGTACAACAAGGAACTTCGGAGAAGTATTAACAGGAGAGGCTTTAATCGGTGAGTACACAAGAAACAACTAGAGAAGAACAGTTCATGGAATGGGAAGGTCAGTACGGAACTGAAGAAGCTGTCGAAGTAGCAGCAGAGGAGTGGGGAATGTCAACCCATAGAGTTAAACAACAAATAATAAAATGGGAGGATGCATGGCATTAAACTATACAGAAGAACAGGTATCAACAATGATACAGAGATACAAGGAAAGTCCTGCTAGAGAAACAGTAGAGCTTTTAGCACAAGACTTTAACAAGAGTGTTAAGTCGATTATAGGTAAACTTTCGAGAGAAGGTGTATACAAGAAAACCGAGTATGTAACCAAGGCGGGGGAAAAGCCAGTCACTAAGTCCCAGCTGGTGCTTAGCATAGCTGAGGAATTAAATGAGGATTACGAAAGTTTCAAAGGGCTAGACAAAGCTCCGAAAGAAGCTCTCAAGGTACTTCTCGAGTCAATAGAAGAAATTAAACTAGGAGAGATATGAGAGTAGCAAAACTAACGAAAGACAGAAGAAACGATAAGCTTCTAAAGCATGGTATGTATGCCGAAGCCTTAGGTCTTATCGAAACCCCAACGGGGTTCCAGATGCGTTTAAAATTCGCTAACGGACATAGAGAGACTGTAGAAACTCAAAGAATAAGAATACTACAAGCTGAAGGAATTGTTAGAAGTCCTAACGCTTAAGGAGAAGTTCTTGTAAATTATGCCCAACTTAGATTGGGCTTTTTTACGCCTTTAAAAAATTTTGGTTGGAAGGGGTTGTGAGAATTAAAGAGAAGTTTTTAGTAATTAGTAAGTATGTTATGAGTTGTTACAGTCAGAGTAGACTGTCTTAGATGCTTTAGATTATGCTTGGTTATCTTGTATGATTTGGTTTATACAATCAATCGATTGCTTTTCTTCAAGGTTAGGGACTCCATATATCCGCTTACGCTCCTATATGTCGGTTCCCAGATTGGAAGTAGCATCGATAATCGGTAGTTTGTATTGGCTTATAATCTAAATTATGTATTTATTTTATCACACTTTTTATCATAAATCAAGAAGTGTTTTTCGAAGGGGTATGATTTTGTGTATTGGGTTAGGATGTGTTTATAGAAAAATATATTAACATTGTGGATGGTGATAGTATATTTGTGAACTCGATTACCTTGACGGTCTTCTCGTATTTTTCTTTTTTGGTAGCACTCTAAACTTTTTACGACTTTCAAGAAGTTCTGTCTCTTTTTGTAAGTCTCTAGTTCGTTTTCTTGTTGTGCTTTTATTGTGTTCATATTTAATGGCAGATGGTTTTGAGTAATGCTGTCTTGCACGACACTCTTCCTTGATACCAGCGTTATCACACTTACGCCTGAATATTCTAATTGCCTTTTCAATAGGCATAGTCTTACAATCAATACTCGGCATTGCCCACCTCTCGTTTGTCACTTCTAGAGTTGAAAGTCCATCCTCTTTTCCTTAGATAGTATATCTGTGAGGCGATATTTGACGGATTGCGTCCCAGTTTGGATGCAATGTCTTCCGTTGACATATCATTATAGTGCTTTTTCAAAAATTGTTTTTCATCAGTTGTCCATTTCATAAGTATATTATATCTAATTTTTTTATTCGTGTCAAGAACTATTTTTGGCTTGGTTACAATAGTTCTTGACAAGTGGTGGGAAAATTGATATAATATTGGCATGATAGAAAATATAGATATAAATTACATTATTATTTTAATCTGCTCTATGGGTATAGGCTACACCATTGGAAAACAGTTTGGAATAGAGTCCACGATTGATTTTCTGGAGTCAGAAGGTATAATCGAGTTTGACAACGAAAAATAGTTCTTGACATAAAGGTTAAATTTTGATATAATTATTTTGTAAGTGGAATAATCCACTTACTTTTTGGCGCTTTGACCGAGAGGCAAGGCAAAGTAATACTGAAAAGATTATTTGGAGGAAAATATTATGAGTATTGATTTAACTAAATTTTGGCTTGGATTAGATAATGGGCTTATGCCGTCTTATACGGAGAGTTCTTATCCTAGATATAACTTAATTGAAAGTGGCAGTGGATATCGAATAGATGTCGCTGTGCCAGGTTGGAATAAAACGGAACTGGAGATAATTGCCGATGGCGAGGAACTCCATATCAAGGGCAACAAACAACACAAACTAGATGAGGGAGAAGTATTTCTTCATCAAGGACTAAGTTTAAAAAGCTTTGAGAGAAGATTTATTCTTAATCCTGATTTACAAGTAACTAATGTGAATCTACAAGACGGATTATTAACGATACAACTAACTCGAACTCCGAACTCTAAAAGGAAAATATTGGAGATAACATGAAAGCACTAGCTTTTAAAGTTCGAGATGGAATAGACAACTGTGATGTCGAAGCAACAGGAGAGGTACTATTACTATTAAGTATAAGTGCAATTACCTTCTTAGCATTAGCACCACTTGTTTAACAAGTTGACGAACATGATGGGGAAGTGCAAGCTTCCCCAACTTTTACTAAAAGGAAAAACTATGACAATATCAGAAGAAGGCAAGAGCTTAATTAAAAAATTTGAAGGATGCGAACTCACAGCATATAGATGTGCTGCAGGAGTATGGACTATAGGCTATGGCACTATTAAAAATGTCGAAAGAGGGCAAACAATAACACAACAAGAAGCAGACGAAATGTTTAATCACGAGATGAAGGAGTACGAAACTTATGTGAACACAGCGGTAACGGTTCCACTTTCTCAAAATCAGTTCGACGCACTGGTATCTTGGGTGTTCAATCTCGGTAATGGAAATCTTCAAGCTTCAACAATGTTGAAAGTCATCAACTCTGGCGACCATGCCGGAGTACCTGCTCAAATCAAAAGGTGGAACAAAGCAGGTGGGAAAGTACTAGACGGACTCATTCGTAGAAGAGAAGCAGAAGCATTACTCTATCAAGGAGCAATCTGGGAACATGTCTAAAATCAAAGAAGTTTTAGATAAGTTAAATGATTGGTGGTTCTGGTTTAAGAACCTGTTTCTATCTTACTACGAACTTACAGTAAGTTATAACTCAATATACGGTGATGCAGATGACGAAATATTTACAGTCGCAAAGTTTTATAAGAAACAAGATAAGTATCTTAAGTTCAAAACCGAAGATGGCGATATAGTAGAAATACGAGGAGCTGAAGGGCTCAATTATAAGATTAAGGAGTTATAATGAACCAATTATTTATAGGAATTATATTAGTGTTGAGTTTAGGTAGTTATTATCTATACCAACAAAACCAAGTGCTAACAGCGAATAATGCTGCACTTGAAGGAGCAGTAGCAACCCAAGAGGAAGCTATCTCAACAATGCAGAACGATTTTGCATTACAAACCCAGCAACTTGGAGATTTACAAAAGAAGTCTCAAGAAGCACAGTTAGAGATGAATAGATACTTAGACATCTTTAAACGACACAACCTAACAAAACTAGCATCAGCAAAGCCTGGGTTGCTAGAACCAAAGATAAACAAAGGAACTAAAAATGTATTTGAGTCAATCGAAGCAATTAGTCGCACCATTGATAGCCTTGATGATGGCGTCGAGTTGCAGTCTAATCCCAACTAAACAAATAGAAATAACAGCAAAACCAATGGATAGAGTTATTACTCAACCCATTATGCCTAGAGAAATAGACTTAAAGTTACCTCTATGGTATGTAGTTAGTGATAAAAATATTGATGAGTTTCACGAAAGATTAACAAAAGAGCATGGACAAGTAGTATTTGTTGCTATGTCTATACCAGATTACGAGTTAATGTCATATAATATGCAAGAATTAAAGCGTTATATAACAGAACTCAAAGAGGTCGTAGTTTACTATGAAAAAGTAACAGACCCAAAAGCATTAAATAATGATACAAGCACTAAAAATTAAGAATAGGGAAGTAATCACACGATTAGACTTAATGGCAGGAACAGTTTATAAGCAACCTGCAAGTTATAATCAAAGTCCAAAACCTAACATAACTCTAGCCAAACTACGCTCAGCCATGACTGCCAACGACGGCAAACAGGAGTTGACAAACAATGTTGACTATGCAGGAAGAAGCGCTCCTATAGGTACTGATATGGTAAGACTAAGAAATATCTTTAGAAATATTATATGTCAGAAAACAGGTACTCAGAACTGGTATTGGGACACTTATATGGCTCAAACTCCTTACTGGGGTTGGACTGGTTGGAACAACAACAAAGGAAAAGGTAAATTATTCCTTAGATTTATTCACAATTCAGGTCGTGGAGAAACTAGAATGGTATCAAAAGGTAAGTACAAGAAGATACCAGACCAGCACTCAACTTACAACGATGATTGGACATTATTAATCGGAGAACAAGACGGAATTGATGATTGGATGGCAGACAGAAACTATAACAAAAAGCCAAGATGCGTCTTAGAGTTAGCAATTAAAAGTACAAATAAAGTAGCATGGGAAGAAGCCTGTGACTTTGTTAACAGCGTTGGCTAGTGAAGTTAGAAGTTAGTGTACATAAAGAACACGATATAGTAGGGCATATACCTACTTTTTTATCTGATGCAGAAATAGAAGAACTGTATGAGATAAACAAGCATAGGAAGTGGCCCTATGCAGCAACAAGATGGAGTGGTTATAACTCAAAAATACGTAAGTGTAAGAAGCGAAGCCGTATAGAGTTCCCATTCTATGACAGATTAAAGAAAGCAGTAGACTTATATAACAACAATACATATAAGTTTCATCTCTATGATGAGAGAAAGAGACATGAAATAAACATGGTTAGATATGACGAACCAGGCATGCACTTTAGAGCTCACAGAGATTACCGTCCTGGATTAAAAGAAATACATACAGGAATGACTACTAGAAAAATTAGCCTAAGTATACAACTTAGCAACAGTGAAGAATATGAAGGAGGAGACTTAGAGATAGTAGAAAGTTATACTACCCCCGATGTTTTTATGGATAGTAACTATCCTCCTGACTTTTTAAAGCAAAGAGAAACCTTTAGACACACCTTCCCTACAATTAGGAAGAAAGGTTCTCTTACAATATTTACATCAATACATGAACATGAGTCTAGACCATTAATATCTGGGAAACGAGATATAATAGTTGGGTTCTTTAGAGGTGCGGGAGCACCATATTAAATGATTACACAATTAAATAGTGAACTTAAGAAGATTGCACTAGATATCCTAGATTTCCCTCTCGATATGAGAGACACTTCATTTCCCTTTTGGCACGCAGTACCTCTGCATAAAAAACACCCCAAACTAAGCGACTACACATGTACTTATCCTAAGTGGTATAACCATGAAACTAAGTTTTTAGAAATGCTAAGGCATAAGATAAATAATAGGTTGCCTAGGTCAGTTATTGCCTTAGAAGTAAAAGATATACTTCCAGTACAGCTACCAAATAAAGGAATAGTACAAATATTCTCCTTAAATAAAAAACACACTTCAGTAGTTATCGGAAAAGAACAACACAATCTTATGCATTGTATAGATATTCCTAACTATGAGCAGTTTGAGTGGAGCAGACATCATATCACTAATCAAGCCTTACATTCGGACAATGGGATATATGTAGGAAATAAATTTTATCACTCAATTCATGCGTCAGCGGGAGCAAAGTTATTATATGTCAAATACGATTAGATTATTTGTAGGTACTAGTGAAAAAGAAGATTATCTAATGGAACAGATATATCTTTACTCACTACGCAAAAACCTCAGTTCGGAATATAAATTAGAGGTAACATTTTTGAGACCATCAATGTTTCCAAAGTGGGATAGAAGATATTGGGGTACACCTTTTACTTGTTTTAGATATGCAGTTCCAGAACTATGCAACTTTAAAGGAAGAGCTATGTATACAGATGTAGACATGATTAATTTTAGAGACATCTCTCATCTATGGGAGTACAACTTAGATGATAAACCTTTTGGATTTATATGGGATGCACTACAAGACAACGGCAAGAAAGGTGCAGCCAAAGGAAAACCTAGAGGCTGGTGGTGTGATAGTTTGATGTTATTTGATTGTGAGAAAGCAAAGCCATATATGGACAGCATAAAGGCTATGGAAGAATGGAGTGCAAAAACTACCAAAAGTTATAAGTGGGAGTTCGGAGAGAAACTAGGTATGCCAGATAAGAAAGAGTCTAAAAAATTTATAGAAGCTATAGACTCACGATGGAATTGTTTTGATGGAGTTGACCCCTCGAGGGACGTTCCTAAAGAACATAGACACGACTTCTGGAAGAAACCACAAATGAGTGCAGATTATATGTGGCAGTTACATCTAACAGGTCTTAGTTATCAGCCGTGGCATCCAAGATATAATGTCTGGGCTAAGGCTACTCATTGGAGACAAGACTTAATGGAGATATGGTGGCACTATGCAGAAATAATTAGAGAGCTGGAGAACAATGGGAAGTCTTGATTTAGACACACTACTACAGCCAATAGGACTTGAACGCTTCTTGAAAGACTACAAAGGTAAGAAACATTTTGTAATCAAGTCTAAAGATAATATATTTAGTGAGCATTTTAGCTGGAAGGAGTTTGATAACTACTTAAATCAGTATGAAATAGGTGCATGGGACAGGATGCCCCAACTACAAGTAGTAATGCCAGATGGCACTAAGTGGTGTAAAAAGAAGTCGCCACACAAAAGAACAAGAGACGAATTATTAAAACTGTGGAGAGATGGAAGTAGTTTCATTATTACTATCTCCGAGTTTTTAAACAAAACAATGTGGAACCAAACTAGAGAGTTTGAAAAACACTATGGCATAGGACAGGCTAATATATACTGTTCTAATCAGAAAGACGCCAAGTGTTTTCCTATTCATGCTGACTCCACAGACAATTTTCTTTTCCATGTAAGTGGAAAGATAAGATGGTATATGTACGAGGATTTTGCCCCCGAGGACAAAAAACAGATGCGTCCCAACTGGCCTCCTAAATTACTGGAGACTATAGAACTGGACGACGGAGACCTTTTATACATACCTACTAGGCAGTATCATAAAGTAGATACTCTAAGCCCAAGAATATCAATCTCGTTTCATTTCCGTGAACCACACACCAGTGGACCTCATGGGGATAGAAGACGTAAATGGTTGGATTGGGAGCCAGGAGAAATATATGGCACAACCGAGTGAACAGTTCCAAGGCGATATGTCGAGGAATGAGGTAGAAATAGACCTTAATAAGTTTATGGCAATGGTTTCAGAGATTGGTGAATTAAAAGCTAAGATTATGGAACTCGAGAATGATAAGGAACCAGATAACCCATGGCAGAAATGGATATGGTTATCAAACATGATAGACGCATGGAGAATATTCCCTAGAGCGTTTTTATCAGTATACATTATACTTTTGTATAAGTGTACAATATGGTTCATGGATTTACCAGCACCGACTTTTGAACAGTCCGGATTAATTTCCGTAGTAGTAGGTGCAGGAGCTGCATGGTTTGGTCTTTACGCTGGAACGGCGAAAGATAAGATAAACTCAAATTAATTCTTGACAAATGCTGATAATTTTAGTATAATATACTCATATGAAAATTACAGAAACTAAACATAAACCAACCAAATCAGATAAACCATGCACTTACTGTGGAACTACAGAAAATGCAGATGGATTATGTGGTGTCTACAAGTGTTGGAAATAGATGAATTTATTTTATCTAGATGAAGACCTTGATAGATGTGCCGAGTACCATGTCGACAAGCATATTGTTAAAATGCCTCTCGAGGCAGCACAGTTACTGTGCACAGCAATATGGGTTGACGAAGTACTAGGCTTTGTACCTCGTGCGCTTGACAAGGACGAACGAGAAGTACTAAACAGTAAGAAAGCCAAGATAAAGCATCTTCCTATGGAAGAGCGACCTCTTACACCTTATCTGCCGATGATGTATAATCATCCGTGCACGATTTGGGTTAGGTCATCTTTGGATAACTTTGAGTGGGCTCATTGTTACGCTAACGCGCTCAATGATGAGTACCACTATCGTTATGGAAAACAGCATAAGTCTATCGTAGAAGTAGTAAACAAACTACCTGAACCAAAGAATATGCCTAGGCTAGGACAAACTCCTTTCCTCATGGCTATGCCTGATGAGTTAAAAAACGAAGATGATGTTATACAATCGTATCGAGATTACTATCACTTAGACAAAGCAACCTTTGCCGAGTGGAAGTACAGAGATAAGCCAGTCTGGTGGAATGAAGATTACGCAGACTATGAAAAGAGAATAACAAGAATATGATAAAAGTAAAAGTGGGCAAAGGTGCCTTAATGTTTAAGGAAGGAACATCAGACGAAGAAATTAATAAGAAGTTATTAGAGTACTCGCAGTTTCAAGTATTAAAACGACCAATAGTGGTCAGAAAGAGCAATGGGGACGAATACCAGATGCTAAATGGAGTAAGATTAAATGGCAAAAAGCACTAAAACAAACTTTTTAGACCAACTAATAGGAATAAAGGAGCCAACGGTGGAAACAATGGAACATAGTCAAGTACTAAAGCAGAACTTAGAAGCACAGATGTCAGGTGTAGAGAACGACATTGTAAATCTAAAAGCTCAACTTGCAAAGAAAAAAGAATATCTAGCTAAATTAGAGGGCGGACTAGAAGTAATAGACGAACTCACCAAGCATGACAGTACACATAGTTGATAACTTCTATCCAAACCCAGACGAGGTTAGAGAGAAAGCACTAAAGCTTTTTTACTATCCTGGAAGGCGAGGAAAGAAGATGGCATTTCCTGGAGACAGGACTTTGTCTAGTTTCTCTAGTGAGAACCGACTATTCTTGAAAAACAAGTTAGAGAAAACTATAGGAAAGCAGATAACTTACTTTCCTCATAAAAACTCCAATGGAGCGTTTACTCTTGGAATAAAGAAAGACAACGAGTTTCTTAACTGGATTCATCATGACTGTTCAGGATATTTAGAGAGAACTACAGAAAGTGTAGATGGTCAGGCGTGGGCATGTGTAATTTATTTACAACCTAAAGCAACTATCGACACAGGTACTGCTTTATTTAGAAGTGTCAAAACAGGACTTATAACTAAGTCAGATAAGCTTAAGATTGATAGAAATGCTGGATTTAAAGGTGAGTGGAAAAGCAACAATAAAGATTGGGAGCTGCATACTTATGTTGGGAATGTATATAACAGATGTGTTCTTTACCCAGCAACTTACTGGCATGCTCCTTTTAACGCCTCTTTTGGCACAGACAAAGCAACAGGAAGATTAGTACAAGTTGGATTTTTTACAACGGAGAAGTAAATGATAGAATGGACAGAAACAAAATTTAACGAAGAAGAAGTCATTGACCTCCTAACTAAACACATCCAAGGAACCTATAGCCAACACTATAGTATGAATAAAATCCAGTCAACCGAGTTCATCTTCGATGCTGGTCATGGCGAAGGCTTCTGCCTAGGCAACATTATAAAGTATGCCCAACGCTATGGAAAGAAAGATGGAAGAAACGAGCAGGACTTATTAAAGATTCTGCATTATGCAATCATATTACTAGGGGTAGAAATTGAGAATAAAGAAACACGAGAACTTATCCGAAGCGAATATAAATAAAGTAATAGAATTACTAGACGCTGATAAGCCAATCACAAAGAAAGAAGCGTGTGGCATGTTAAACATTGCCTATAACACTACAAGATTAACAAAAATCATAGTTGAACATAACGAAACTATGTCGTTCCGTGCTAGAAGAAAGGCACAGAACAAAGGAAAAGGGGCAGACCCAGTAGAGATAAAACAGACAGTACAAATGTACTTAGACGGATTTAATGTCTCTGATATAGCTAAGTCGCTATATCGTTCACCTGCCTTTATAAAAGGAATTATAGAAAGACTAGGAGTGCCTCAGAAACTCTCCATGACTGACTACGACGGAAGAAGAAACGCAATCTTGCCAGACCAATGTATGGCAGAGGAGTTTGAAATCGGAGAAAAAGTTTGGTGTATTCATCAGAATTATCCAGCTTATATCCAAAGAGAAGTACGACCTGAAGAAGCGGAAGCAAGGGGTTACAAGTTATACTTAGTTTACACTATAGAGTGTACTGACTTAAGTAAAACTTTTCATCCTAACTTAACGTTTGCAGGGAAGTATTACCCACTACCGACATACTCGCTCGGTAGTTTAAAACATTTACAACAATATTTGTAAAGAACTCAATAAAATGAGCATAAGGAAAACATATGGATTATTTAATAGCCTTTTGGCTGTCTGCATGGCTCATAGTAATTTGGAAGTTGGTTATACCTGCTTTTGCAATTGCTACGTTATCAGATAAAGACAATGCTGTCCTTAAGCATAAAAAATCAGTTATGGTACTAGTGTCAATATTGGCAATACCATTAACACCATTATTAATGTTTGCAGCATTTGATGTAGGGAAACATAGAGAGAGGTTCATTAGGAACTTTGTTATAGGATTATTAGGATGAACAATTATAGAGACAGATTAGTTAATGCACTTGTAAAAGTTTACGAAGGTTGCATTGAAGCACACAGAATGAATATAGAAGTGCTGTTAGGTTCGCATGTCGGACTGGCGGAGCATGGAGATATTATAGAAACGCTTGATAAAGAAGTTGAAAAACTAGCTGGATTGGAAGACAAGCTATCTTCTCTAAAGAGGAATTTTAAATGACACACAACAGAATTGACTGTGCAATAAAATTAAAAGCTCTACTTGATAAGTTGGACAGCTTGGAAGAGATGTCCCCTAAACAAAGAGAACACGCAATAGATGATTGCAAAGCATTAGCAAAGGAGCTTAGTTATGAGTCAGAATTTATTTCTGGAATCTGCTAATATCAAGATAGGGGTTATAAGAAATCCCTTCGAGAGAGCAATAACGGAATATCAGAACAGTCTAAACTACATAGGCTTAGATACTTGGTTACACACTAATGTTATGCAAAGTCAGAAAGAAATATATAAGGATTGTAATATTTTAATACGACTAGAAGATTGGAAACATGAACTAGAGGAATTAGAATTACCTGTGGAAGATACATCAGTTTTAGACAACTTATTTGTAGCACCTATGTGGAAGCAGTGGTATACATTGAAGAGTAGAACTAGTGTTGCTGACCTGTATAAGGAAGATATTATAACTTTCGGATATACCTTATAAAATTTAGTTCTTGACTAATGCTTAAACTTTTAGTATAATATATTTATATTAAGGAAATAAGCAATGAGCGACAGGTTTTACACACAAATGCTAGACGCCACAGGATGGTGTCCAGGTTATCGTAATACTCAAACTCTTGCCGAATATAAACAAAAATACACATCATTAAGAAGGAAAAGAAAAATGGCTTGGACAGACGAATTAAAAGCTCAGGCAGTAGAGATGTATACTGCAGAGGAACCTACTCCTGAAACAAGTATGGAAATTGTTAAAATGATTGCTGATGACATAGACGAGAGTCCGAATGGAGTCAGAATGATATTAACAAAAGCTGGAGTTTATGTAAAGAAAACTCCTGCAGCTGGAAGTAAATCTGGTGGAACTGGTGGTGGTACTAGAGTATCTGTGGCAGGTGCACAAGACACTCTTACTAACGCTATTAGTGATGCAGGTAAAGAGCCGGATGCAGCAATTATCAGTAAGCTTACTGGTAAGGCAGCTCAGTATTTCGCACAGTTAATTAACGAACTGAACGACTAACTTTACCCCTTGAAGCAACTCAGTCTGTTCGCAGGCTGGGTCTTCTTTTATCTTATATAATCACCTTGCAAGACGATACCATAGTTGGGACGCTAAAGGACTTTAACAACCCACAAGGAAACGCATGAAGAAAGATGACTTTATAAAGAATGTAACTAATGCAGGCGATGCCATCATTACTTACCGTAGTCAAAATAGTCGCAGAATGAAATATAATGTCTGCACAATGGACTTCGATAATAAGCATATCCAGACTAAGAGGAATAGAGCTAAACCCAATGACGACCAAGTATTATTATTTTGTTGGGATTGTGATAGCTACAGACTTCTTGCTCCAGAGAATGTAACTTCTATAGTACCTTTAGCAGCGATACTGAAGAATGATAGAACTACATAATGCACCACCAGTATACGAGAAACTAATACATTACAATGAAGAAAAACACGAGAGAGTTTACCTTACTGTAAATAGTTTTCGCAATACTGAGTACTTACACATCAGGAAGTATTACCTAGACTTTGATGAAGAATGGAAGCCAACTAAGGACGGCATTGCTATACCAATAGACTTTAATAATAGCAAGGCGTTATTTGAGGGATTAGTTGAGATTCTATCTATCTCGGAAGTCAAAACTGTTCTTGAAACTCATTTCAAGGATGTATTAGACAAGATTTATCTATAACTCACAAAAATAATACTTGACATAAGCTCACAATTTCTGTATAATATATGTATGAATAAGACAGAATACCTAGAATATTGTAATCAAAAGTATACCGAAGGCAATCCCGTATTGCCAGACGAGGTTTATGATAGGCTTGTGGAGAATACTGCTCTAGAAAA